AGTTTTTAGATAAATATTTATTTATTTGTTTTGCTTTCCTCAACAAATTTTTGGACTAAATATTTTCTAACATAAGTAGGCATTGAGTTGAACTCAGAGTATTGTGTTCTGAATATTTTTGAGAAATAATAAAATTCGTCTAATATAACAGTCTTATATTGATAAGAAAGGCCGAAAAAATTCCACCCCAAAAGCAATGTCAACCACTACTTTTTCTCCTGACGGGGCTATAACTTCTTTTGTTAAATCTAATCTTGGTTCATTTTCCAATATAAACTTTCGGATATACTTTGAATCTCCGATTGGCATTTGTTCTACAAAAGTAGAAATCTTAACTCTATCTTCGTCACCATCTAAAGAAACAATATGTTTGTTAAGTTTTGTGGTAATACTTGGTGCAACTCTTTCTGAAGGGTATGACTTTACAATTCTATCAATCTCAATTCTTTCCATCATGGTTAATAACTTTAAAGTTACTTTTCTTTTAGAGACTGGTAATATAGTTTCAAAATATCCATCCTCGTTTGGATCAACATTAGTTTTTTTGTAATTTAATTCGTCTAATAATATATTAGTGGTGAATCTTTGGTCTGTAATAGGATCCACCGCAGTGATATTATATTCAGGTCCAAAAGATGTATTTCTTAAAAAGATAAGGATTGCCTCGATATCACCATCAAGTAATTCCTCAGGTCTAAGATCTTTTTCGTATACTTTATTTCTTAAAATAGGTAATATAATACTTTCTGAAATATTCTTTCTTAAATCAGCCTCGGCTAAAATATTTTCATCAACCGCAGTTAAATAACCAACTTTAACTGATTTCTTTTTTGATTTATAAAACTTACCCTGAGTTGGTAGTTGAATTATGTCGTGTGGTAGATTAAATTCTGCCTGTCCTGCTACATATGAGTCTTGTTCCATAGTTCTTTTCTTTTATTATTAAAATAAAAAAAAACCGTACACAGTAAAGTATACGGTTTCATAATATATAAGTTGTTTATTAATAAACCAAAATACAACGGTCCATTCTCATATTTGCAGTTATTTTTGCAATACCATCAGAAGAATATGTTAAAGAACCTCCATCGTATCCTGTAAGGAATGTTCCTTCTAAAATCCATTTCTCAACAACAACTCCAGTTGGGTCTAACATCTCAAGGTCAACATTCTTTTTGTAACCAGCAGCATAACCCATACGTCCTGTTACAGACTCAGCACATAAACGAATCCATTCCATAACCGCTTGAGAAGCTGAGGGTCCAATTGGGTCTCGGAAAGTAACTGGTAATTCACCCCATTCAAATCTACCTGCAACATATGTTGAAGTATTTAAAAAGTCAATTTTAGTTGACTGTATAGTAAGTTTTGGTCTAGATGTTGTCTCAACGTACCACTCATTTATACCAAGTGATGATGGAAATCTCAAAATCCATCGGTTCTCCCTTTTCGGTTCGTAAGGGATCGGCATTTTCATTAACAAATCAGCCATATCTTATTTTTTAATTTTGTTTTATTTTTATTATAAATAGTGTGAAATAAAAAATTTTCTATTTACTTCAATATTTTTTCAAGTTATACATTTACTAGGCATTTAACTAATTAATATTTAGTCTTCTTTCCTCCTCCTGTATGATAAATTTCTAAACCAGATTCATCATCAAAATGTTTCTTCATTGCTTGTACGTTTCTTAAATCATCATCTGAAAAACCTACATAAGGAACAAAGTAATTACTAATCTTATTTTTCATAAAAGCTTTTTCTTGTAAGTCTCTAGACATACCTTGAACATAAGACATAAATTCTCTCATCGCTTTAACTTTAGCTTCTTCAGGGTTGGTTGCAGATCCTTCACCAAAACTAACAGGGTGATATTTGTTCATATCTAAATAAGCTCTTACTAGATCGTCGTCTGACATATCTTCTTCATCGGCTAGTTCTCTATATTTTCTTAAATTTTTAACCAATTCTTTTTCACTTAAACCGTGTTTGTTTTTCTTAATAAGGTTGTATACCGCATTTTTAAGAACTGTCGGTGTGTGTCCCCTTGCTGTGATGATTGCAAAGATTGATCCGTTATTCACCGCCTCAACAAAGTCACTCCAAGCAGGTCCTGTAGGTGCTTTCATAGCATCTCTTAAAAAACCTTGGTCACCAGGTACGTTAAAATCTCTAAATGGACTTTCATCAAAACCAACTATAGTGTGTCCCTCATACTCAAAAGGTTCTTTACCGATGTCTGTTCTGTATTCCGCAAAATCTTCAGTTGACATTCCAACAACATCACCATCCTCATCTTTTAAATAAATCTTGGTTGGCATATACATTAGATTGTCGTCCCAGTCAAAAGCGTAATACTTCATTGTTGGTTTCATTTCATCGTGAATGATCTCTGAAATAATCTGTTTAACAATTTTTTTGTAATTCATAATAATAAATATCTCTATAATAAAAAAAGGGGAACTTTCGTCCCCCTTTGTGTGAATAATAAACCAACTTATATATTCTCAAACGATGCTCCTGTTGGAGTGATGTAGAATGTAATGTCGATAAATTCAAGTGATCTTGTTGGTTTGATGTAGATCTTACCTGTCATTTGGTTTCTATCTAAATCCTCAGGATCTGAAGAAACTGTAACTCGGAAGTCATATAAACCACGATCTCTTCTGATTGCATCTAAGATTGGGTTAACAGCATTTAAGAAGTCTTGTCTTACTTGTGCGTCGTTTTGTTCAAACAATAGTCTCACTGAAACCGCTGAAATTAACTTACGAGCTTGTAGTAACAATCTTCTAACGTTGATTCTGTCAAGAGCCGATTCTCTTACTTGTAGAGTTTTATTACCCCAAATTACAGTACCAACATCAGAGAAGGTTGCGATTGGGTTAATTCTACCTACGTAAAGGATGTCTCTATCTTCTTGTGTCAACTTCTTACGTGCTTTAATACAGTTAACAATACCACGAGTGTAACCCGCCGCCGCAAACCAAGGGAATGCGATGTTGTCAGTTAACGCCAAGTTTCTTGTAACTTCAGCCGTAGGTGGGATGTAGATTTGTGTATTATTTACACTATCTCTTGTCAATACCCACGGATAATAAGTAGCTGTGTAGTTAGAGTCAATTCCTGTATTCTCTAAGTTGTCAACCGCTTCAGTTGGGTAGATGAAGTAATCAGCACCTGTTGTTGATGGGACATATAAGTCAATATCAGGAGTTGTACAAACATAAAGTGAGTCAGCTCTGTTAAATTCAATCATCTGAACCGCGTCTTCAACAAGGTTACTGTTATTTACATAATCAATACCTGGTGTTACGAATACGTTGATGTTAACCGCTTCAGGGTTTGCGAATGTTTGTTGACCTAACAAGTATGCATAGTAGTCAGTATTCGCCCAATTTTGAGTACCATCTCCAAGAGAAATCTCTTTAAATGCTCCCCATCCTGTTGCGTTAGGGTATCTAGTTGAAGGACAAGCTCCTCTTAAGAATCCGCTTCTACCGATTTGGAATCTATCTTCATTTGTTCTCCACTCTCTATAGATATCCCATCCGTCAAATCCACCTTGTACTAAGAATGTGAACTTACGAGCGAACAATCTGTAGTATGCGTTTGTTGGAAGTTCAGGTTCAGTAATGAATGGTGAGTTACCACAGATAAATCTTGGGTCACCACTTGTAGAGAACTCAGGTCCGATTGTTAAACCACTAGCATTTACGTCCATGTGGAAACCTGCGGATCTGTAATCATAAGGAACTGCTTCGATATCACAAGTATTCACTGGGTTTCTCTTACCAACATATTCAAAATATGCAGGGTCCCAACCAATACTATTAGAGATACCTAAATATGTTCTTCTTACATTGTCACCGTTACTAACAATAGCGTTACTTGCACCTGTTGATAAACCAAATGGTGGATCCCAAATAACTTCACCAGGATAATCGTATTTACCTTTGATAATTGGGAATGGTGATTGTGCTCCGGCATAATTTCTAAAGTTGAATCCGTTGAATCCACAAGGTAATGCATCTATCGGTGCATCCTCATTCATTTCAATCATTACATATTTAGAATTCAATGCGTATTCACCATCTAATGTACCAATTTTGTTTGCAATAAAGTTATTTTGTCCCGGATCCATAGTACAGTTTGTAAATTTCTCAAGTACTACAGGATTTGCGTCTGTATCAAAATAATCTCTAATCAATACGTCAAACGTTAAATTATTATATGTTTGGTTAATAAGTGATATTTTAACTAATGTGTTAGCCGCATCACCATCGGAAATTGTGTAGAATCTAAATAGATCGTAAACTTTGTTACCTCTTAATTCAGATACAACCCAAGGTGAGTTAGGTGTTTGCCATTTGTCTAAGTACCAACCAATTGAATTAGCATCACCACTTTGTGCTGAGTCAAGTGCAATTAGGTTAGGATTTAAACCTCTAATATATCCTTTTTTCCAACCATAGTTTAAGAATGTTTGGAATGCCTCTTCTGCGAAGATAGGAACCTCAATTCTTGGTTTTTGGAAGTTAGTAATACCAAATACTTTAGTTAAGTATTCAGGGTCGTTTTGAGTAAATGAAGTCTCAAACGTATAATCAGTACCAAACTTATCAACCACATTTACGGCGAATGTTAAGTAAGGGTTTTTAAGTGCTCCCGAGTATTGACCTGTCATATCTAATGTTACATCAGAAGTACCTGTTACAGAATATGTCGGGTTATTATCGGTAGTATAAGTTGAGATACCTCTTGATCTTAATGTACCAATAACAACATTGTCGTAATCAACATAAGACGTACCCGTATAGTAATAGATCTTACCAACGATTGTACCTGAATAACAATCAATATTTACAGGTGTTGGTGTAGGTGTTGGTGATACATACGGTGACGGTGTAATACATGGATTAGCAGCCGATGGAGTTGGTGTTACTGATGCAGTTACACCTGGTGTTGGTGTAGGATTTGGATAATAAGCCGTTAGACCTGAAACCAAAGTTGTGAATGAGAAACCGCTATAATGTGTATTACCAGTATTAGTAAACAATGCATAATACCAAGAATCATTTAATCCTGATGTTAAGTCTGTTGCGTCTAAAGATACTGAAGGAACATTAAATACGTTTGTCGCCGCACTCCAACCACCATTAGTTAATGTGTTGTAATCGTCGGTATCAATTGAACCAAAATAAGCAATTTGCTCATCTTCTGCTGTATAAGGGTTACTACTTGTAATAACGTCATATACTAAGTTTTGGATTTGGTCGTTTAATGTAGATGTACTTCCATTGTATTGCTCATATTGTGAATATAATATATCCTCAATTTCAGACGGGAATGAAGTTTGATAAGTAACAGTGCTAGCCGCGTTTGTACAACCTGTAAAGTCTACCGTAAATGATAATTCTTTAGGTGTAACGCAAACATTCTCACATGTTGCAGTGTATGTAACAGAACTTAAACACCATTGACCAATTGTGGTTGGGTCTACGTTTCCTACTGTTACGATTGACCAAGATGGACCTGCGTCATATCCTGATAAACCTAAAATTCTTGTTACAAACAATTGGTTAGATTGTTGTAAATAAGCTTTTGCGATATACGCCGCTTCATACTTAGGGATCTGTGTATTAACAAATTTTTCAGGTGATGTACCACCAAACACTGTTTGGAATTCATCAAAACTTGTAATAAAGATCGGTTCAAAAGCGGGTCCTATCAATGTCTCTCCGGCAATACCTAAAGTAGTTACCCCTACACTTTGTGCCACAAAGCTCAAGTCAACCTCTGAAGTATAAACACCTGGTGAAACAAAAACCTTACTATTTGTTGCCATACTAAAAATTTCTTTTATTTTATTTATTTTCCTATAAATACTTCTCAAAATACGAAAAACTTTACATTATAAAAAGTATTTATATTTTGGTAAGATTTTATTCTGCCTTTTTTCTACCCCTATGTCTAAAGATAACAAGAAGATAAAAAACCTTAAAATTGACGTTGATGTTCACAGCGTTCTAAAAAAGTATTGTGATAAAAGAGGTATAAAAATGTATCGCTTTTTGGAGGACTTGATTATGGATAAATGTCAAGATAAAAAAGACATTTATGGTGAACGTTAAATTAATTTTTGGGTGAAAGAAAGTGATGTTGGCATATCACCAATTAATTTAGTGATATCAATTCTTAATGTGTCGGCATCATTAATCTGAATTGTATCAACATTATCACCATAGAAATTATCATTAATATAAACTGAATAACCCTCAATATTTTTTGAGTTTTCAAAGTACAAATTACAAGTATACTCAAAGAAATATTCTTGAGATGTATTACCTGTTGGGTATGATAATGTAATGACTTCAGGTTGTATTGGTTCTTGTTTTCTTTGAGGTCTTTTAACAGGTCTTTGATCTACTTCATACATTTGGAATGTTCTTGACAACGCAGGGAATACTTCAAATTCATTTTCATCAATTAAAAATCCCATCATAGTAAAGTCGTATTTTTGAATGTAGTATTTTCTTTTCTCCAAATCCAAAGATGATTCATCGGCAAATCCATCATTTATAATTGGGATGTAGTGTCCTTTAATGGTTTGGTATGCTTGTCTTGATGCGAATGTTTCCATAACTCTTTGGTTAAGGGTATTCGCTTCCCTCATTCTATTACAAACAATTGCAACTGTATATTTGATATCAACAGGTACAGGTTGTGGAATTTTATAAATGTCAGCACCAACTCTATTTCCATCCCAAGTAGGGACTTCCATATAATAATACATTCTTCTATTTGGTATGTTGTACATAACCGCAGGGTTATTACCATATTTTACTTCGGGATTTCTGATCACCGTAATAAAAGGGGGTTCAACATTTTTATCAATATTTTGGAAATCCCAAGTCTCAACGAATTGTGACCAGTTTTGTGTTGTGATTAAAATATCAACAACGGGGATTGATTTACCCTCTGAAGTAATATTAAATTTTTGTTTAACAAAATCTAAAAACCCACCATCCAAATCAGCATGAAGTAATGACTTAGGAAGGTAAGTACCATCCTTAGTAATCATATCTTTAATTTCTTCCCTTCTCGGTAAAAGAGTTTTAGGGTAGTTTAAAGGTATTGCGGGTTTAACTTTTTTTGGTATTGCCATTATAATCCTCTGAATTCATTTGGTCCAACAGGAGCCGCGATTATCGTTTTGTAGAAAGGTTTATATCCTTTATAAGTATGTTTAAAGTCTGAAGTCACACGACCATCATTAACAACAGAATAGTATCTAACAAAATTTTCACTATCGTAATACCCAATATAGTCCCCAAAATCAATATCAATACCTAAGTCAGTCAATGTCTTAATATACACTGATATTGCAATGTTACCAGGTTCTAACTGATCAATACGAGTAGAACCTAACATTTTATTTTCAGGTGTTGCAATCCCAACAAAAGCGTTAAACTCAACAGGCGGTAAAAATTTAATTCCATCTTCTACCGCTTCACCATAGACATCGTCGGTTTTAATTTTGTTTTTATCAACTTTATATAGAACGCAAGTAAAGTTCATGTCCCCCACTAACCATTCTTGACCCATACCAACTTCAAGGTTAAAATCATTCTCCCCGAAAAATTTACCTAATCTACTAATAGGAACACTACCATTCATAATGATGTTTTCTTGATAAATATTCTTTTTATTGTTATTTTTTATAAAAAGGAAATTTGGATACAACTAAACCTCTTATTGAACATAAGGCTTTAGAACTACTTGAGACGTATAGTGGTGCAAATAACTATATCCTATATCTTAAAAATAAAAAAGAAGTATCAGGTAAGTTTTATCCAACAAGGAGTCAGGCAGAATATATTACCACCTATTATAATACGAACCCTAAAGTAGCTCGTAAATGGGTTGAGTTGGATACGTATTTCGCTAAAAAGTTTGCAGAAGAAAGATATCTACTACAAGTTCCTGAACAGATTTATGTTGAGAAACTTTTAGTTGAAAAAGAAAAATCATATCATGTTTGGGGAAAATTTTTTGATTCAGACAAATTAAGTGAATTTTGGGTACCAAAATCAGCACTCATCAAAACCCATAAAGTTGAGTCTGTTAGTATTGATTACTCAAAATACTCTCACCGACCACCGTTAGAACATCAAAAAATTGCAATCGAAAAGTTGGCAGGTTCAAAAAGATTTATTCTTGCCGATGATATGGGTCTTGGTAAAACAACGTCCACGATTATCGCGGCTTTAGAAACGGGTTCTAAAAAAGTTCTCATTGTGTGTCCCGCTTCTCTAAAGATTAACTGGCAAAGGGAGATTGAAAATTATTCTGATCGTCCAGTGTTC